TCCACAGCATTACAAACTGCTACTATATGGCCTGCTGGTGCTCCTGCTCCAGATGCTACTCAAAGTACTCCTGCAAGTGAATTATTAACTAGAGCTAATAAATTTATATCTAAAATTGAAACTTTTAAATCTACCCAAAGTAAACTAATATAATGGCTCAAATAAAAATTATAGGTAGAGTAATAGAAAATACAAATGAAAATGAAGGAATTCCTTTTGTTAATTGTAAAATAACCCCAAATGAAGGTACTATAGGTTTTTCCACTGATGTTAATGGTAATTTTAATGCAACAATTAATTTAAATATATACTCAGTTTATAGTTTTAATTTTACTTCAGTAGGGTATACACCTGATATTAAAGAAGTACAAATTAAATCAACAACTTTAAATTTAGGAACTATAAAACTAAATGAATCAAATGCTGTTTTAGATGAATTTGAAGTAATAGCTGAAGAAACCATAATAGATTTTTCTATTAAAGGTACTATAGTAGATAGTAATAAAAAAGCTATCTCTGGGGCATTAATTGAAAGTTCTAAAGGAGAAACAACTCGTTCACAAAATAAAGGAAATTTTAATTTAAATGGAAGATATAATAAAAATAATCCTTTTACTCTTACAATATCTGCACCAAAATATAATACAATTTCGGGTATAACTCCTTTTACATTAAACAATAAAATTATAAATGATTTAGGAGTTTATTCTTTAGTTTTATTAGAAAAAGATATAGAAAAAGAACTTAATCAATTAAGTAATTATAATGAATCTCAGTTATCACTCTTAAAACGCCAAGGAAATAAAGATTTTTTTACTTTACTTGTAGCAAGACTTACATCAGTCCTAAAGTCTTTATTATGGCCTGCCATTTTATTATTATTAGCTGATTTTGGAATTAGTAATGTAAACGATTTATTAAAAAAGAAAAATGTTAAATTTAATGACTTAAAAGCTTCATGCCCAGCTAATATAGAAGAATTAAATAAAATAATAAACAAAAAAAATAAATTTACTAAACAATTAAGTAATCTTTTAAAACTTATAGGTTCATTAGGAAAACTTTTAAAATTACCACCAAAAATTATATCTGGGGGTGAAAAAGTTATTAAAATTGCTGGAATAGTTCTACGAATACTTCCTTATATCCCATCAACTTCATTTACACCTATCCCAACAGGTCCTTTTTTAGATGCTAAAGATCTTATTAAAGCCCTAAAAGATTTAATAACCTTATTAAAAGGAAAATTAGGCAATAATTCTTTTCAATTAAATTTTTTAATAGAAGATCTTAATAAAGCTATACAAATGTTAGCTATTCTAGATACGGTAATTCAAGGATGTGCTGACGAAATAACAAATAATAATAGCAATTCAACTTTAGAAGACCAAGAAAAAATTTCTAATGAATTATTAAAATCTACTCAAGAACAATCCCAACAATTATCCCCTGTAGTAACTAATATAAATGGATTTGAAATGGGTGTTGTATCTGTAGATAGTCAAATAGTGGGGGGGTTAAAAAGAAGACAAGCTGTTGCAAGAAATTTAGCAGGAGTTATTATGCTTAAAGGAGAACCTTCTTTCTCTTCAAATGATCAAATATTAATAGACGAGTTAATATATTATATTGAAACAAATGATTTAAAAGCAGATTAATTTAATATTTATAACAAATACAAACATGAAAACCGAAGCACTTAAAAAAATAATCAAAGAAGCCGTTAGAGAGGCCATACAAGAGGAGCTAAAGGAAGTTTTACTAGAAGCAGTTAAAGCACCTAAAGCTGTAGTTACACAACCAATACAAGAAAGTATTACATCAACTACACCTGCACCTGTTACACAAACACCAAAAAAATCTTTAACTGAACAAAGACAATCTTATTTAGATATCATAGGTGAAACCGGAATAAACATGAAAAGTGGGGATGCTCAAGGATTTGGTAATAGACCATTTAACCCACAAGGAACTGGAGATACAACATCTGCAAATGGAGCATTACCTGGAGGAGAAGTTAATATGGATCAAATAATGGGATTAATGACTAAATAATGGCATTTGAAGCGCAACAAATATTTCCAATTGACTTTAATAAAAGTGCTGCTGTAGGAGTAGATTTACCTTTTTCTGCATTAGGGGTATTTAAACCTAATTATACAACAGCTGAAGCTATAAAAAATAACTTAATAAATTATTTCCTAACCAACCCAGGTGAACGCCCCTTAAATCCAACATTTGGTGGGGGTCTAAGAGCTTTTATATTTGAACAAATAGAAAGTAATAACTTAAATTTTATAGAAGACCAAATATTATCCCAAATTATAGAATTTTTCCCAAATATAAATGTTGAAAATTTAGAAATATTTAAACAAGAAGATACTAACCAAATTTCAATATCACTTGATTATAGTGTAGTTAATACTAATATTAATGATAATGTGCAAATAAATTTTACATAATGGCAACAAAAGTAAATAGAGATATAAAATATTTAGATAGAGACTTTTCAGATATAAGAGGAAAATTAATTGAGTTTTCACAAACTTATTTCCCTAACACTTATAATGACTTTTCACCTGCATCACCTGGAATGATGTTTATGGAGCAAGCCGCTTATGTAAGTGATGTAATGTCCTTTTATTTAGACAATCAATTACAAGAAACATTTACTACTTTAGCTAGACAAACTAATAACTTGTACGAATTAGCTTATATGTTTGGGTATAAACCAAAAACAACCGGTGCTGCTCAAGCTACTATAGAGTTATTTCAACAAGTCCCATCAAAATTAGTAGGTAATGATTATGTTCCTGATTTTGATTATACTTTAACAATAGGAGAAAATTCAACAGTTAACTCTTCAACTAACCCATCAGCTACTTTCTTAATGGAAGACAAATGTGATTTTAGTTTTTCTAGTTCTTTAGACCCAACTGAAATCTCAGTATACCAAATAGCAGGAGATAATCCTTCATATTTTCTTTTAAAAAAATCAAGAAATGCAATATCTGCGGTTATTAATACTCAAACTTTTTCATTTGGATCTCCTCAACAATTTCAAACTATTGATATTGCTGCTAATAATATTATAAAAATATTAGACATAATAGATTCAGATGGTAATGTATGGTATGAAGTAGATTATTTAGGACAAGAAATGGTTTATGATAGTATTAAAAATACAAACCCAAATGATCCTAATAATATAGTAGATGCTGGAGATGTACCTTATATTTTACAATTAAAAAAAGTACAAAGACGTTTTGCTACAAGACTTACATCTGCCAATAATTTACAAATTCAATTTGGAGCAGGTAATCCCGAAGATACAGATGAATTAATAACACCTAACCCAAATAATGTAGGTATAGGTTTACCTTTTAAACAAGACAAACTTACAACGGCATACTCACCTACAAACTTTTTATTTACCAATACTTATGGTATAGCACCTTCAAGTACTACTTTAACCGTAAGATATTTAACTGGTGGTGGAGTTGAATCAAATCTCCCAAGTGGAAATTTAACAGGTATTAATGCCTCTAATACTATTTTTAACCAATCTAGTTTAAATTCTACCACATCTAACTATGTGTTTGGCACTTTAGCTTGTAATAATATAGATGCCGCTGATGGAGGTCAAGCAGGAGATACTATTGAAGAAATTAGACAAAACACATTAATGCAAATAGCTGCTCAACAGAGAACAGTTACATTAGATGATTATAAAGTAAGAGCAATGAGTATGCCTTCAGAATATGGTTCGGTAGCAAAACTATATGTTGAAAAACCAACACTGGGTTCTTCATCATCAACTTCCGAAACTTTATGTATGTATATGTTATCACAAAATTCTTTAGGACAATTTTCTACTCCAACAAATACCTTAAAGAAAAATTTAAGAACATACTTATCACAATATAAAATGATTGGTGATAGTATTGAAATAAAAAATGCCTATATTATTAACATAGCTATTGATTTTGAAATAGTAGTGTTACCCAATTTTATAAATAGTCAAGTAATATTATCATGTATTAATTCTCTACGAGAATATTTTGCAAGAGATAATTGGCAAATTAATGAACCTATATTAGTTCAAGATTTATTTGTAATGTTAGATAAAATAGAAGGAGTTCAAACTATAAAAAATATTTTATTTAGTAATAAAAAAGGAACGGCTTCAGGATATTCTCAATATGCTTATGATATAGAAGCAGCTACTTTAAATAAAGTAATATACCCCAGTTTAGATCCTAGTATATTTGAAATAAAATACCCAAATAATGATATTAAGGGTAGAGTAGTACCATTATAAAAATTAAAAATATGCCAACTTCAATCCCCGTAAGAAACCCAGGACCAGCTTATCGTTATAGTTTAAAAGATAAATTAAATCAAACAAATTATGATGTAACCAACCCATTACCTAATGGAGGTCCTACTAGTTTTCCACAATATAATCATAAACACCAATATTCCCCAAAAAACACTTATTTAAATTATAGTACACCTGGGGGTAATGGTAGTGGTATTCATGGAGACT